TGTATCATCCATGTTTTCAGCAATACCTACACCAAAGAAGCTGTAAGGATTGTGTTCATAAGGGGTTGCATAGTAAGGAATACGTGCAGGTTTGAATGGGTTGAGTACCATACGTAATACTTCACCATTACAAACCCAGACGTTAGCATTTACTTCATCTAAATCTTTTAGCTCTGATGGAATCTTAACACCATACTGTTCAAGTAAGCTTGTGTCAACAAAACCCCAAAACTCTAGAACTTCCCAGCGCTCTGATGTAGGCTGAGTGTCGTCGTCCTCCATAGTCATTTCCCAGTACTTTTGTACGTAATCTGGGCCTTTGTCTACTGCCATATCTACAGCATCTTCCATAAAGTAAGGACGATTCTTTAATGCACGTAGTTGTGTGCGTGACATTCTATGACGTTCAACAACGTATTCCGCATCATTCATAGACTTAGCTTCAGGGTCTGGGTAAAAGTCCCATACAGAAACGTGACTACATTCAGGTACAGTCTTAATTAGCGGATCATATTCACCTTGATCATTCCAGTTAGGATATTCTTTATCTACAGCAAATGGGCCTTTCATGACACCTGTACCAAGTAGTGCCATTTCAAAAGCCATAGAGCGTAAGTGAGTAGATGCACCACTCTCTTGTAGCTGATCGTGAATCTTCTTTTCCATCTTCTTAGCTGCTACCATAGCAGGATGGAATGTTATAGTAGTAGGTGTTGTACCCTCACCCTCAACAATCTTATCTGATACAGCTTCTAGCTTAGTCTGCATACCAGCAAGACGTGATTGTAAATCAATTAAAGTATCACCAGGTTTTAGAGTAGTATCACCTGAAATCAGATAAGGTTGCGCTGGGGGTTGTTCTGTTACAGCGGTAAGACTACCACCTGCTTTATCTGCATTAGGGTCAATATTAATGTGTGCCGCTTCTGACACACCATCAGGTAATATGGATGGATTTACAGAAAGAGGAAACTTGTTATTGCCAAACAGGACATCAACTATCTGACCATATGCAGCTAATGTCTTTGTCTTTGTAACTTTAACAAACACACGTGATTTTTCTGTGTCTGTAAATTGTACGTCTGAACCGTATAGTCCACGATAGTTACGATAGGCTTTTAACCAGCGTGTTTCATCTGCGTATCTAGCATCCTCTGCTCTTTTGTATCTGTCTTTTACAAAACCTACTACGCTAGATCTTTCTGCAAAGATACTATCATTGCTGTCCTCTGCAGCTACGACTTCATCTGTCTCAAACATTTCTTCTTGTTCTGCCATACTTAGTATCCAAATGTTGTGTCACTAGCTTGGAAGCCTGTGCGTTGGGTTGCTGGGTTAAAATCCCAAATGCTGCTGCGTGGGCGTGTCATTACTCCATAACGTAAAGCATCATATAGGTGATCCTCTGCGTTAGTATCTACATCCTCTGGGTTGCGTTTATCTAGAGGTATGCTTGGTATTTGTGCGATAGTATTTGTACAACTATCCATAAATACTAGTCTAGGCTTTTCAGTAAACTCGTCTATCTGTAATCGCCTATGTATCTCGTTCTTACCTGAGACACGTGAGCCGCGAGAGCGATCTGAAGGACGCCATCTACACCCTTTCATTATCATTTGCTCCGCTAGTGATGGCCCCGTGTCTCCACGGTTATGCCACAAAGAACTATCAAGCACACCGTATCTCATACCGCCATCATATTTTTCTAAGTCTAATACCATATCTGCTAAATCTGTAGCAGTAACCTTAGAACAATATAATTCTCTATAGACAATGAGTTGCTCGTCGGGTGATACAGTAAACCAGAGAACGCCTGTGTAAGATCCGTAACCGTAGTCGCAAGCTCTAAATTTAATCCAAGATTGGGGAACGTCAAAAGATTCAATGACATGCTTTGATCTGTCAAACTCAGGGAAAGCTGCTCCTTCATTTATATCCCAATTACCCTCTAGTAGTTGCTTACGCTGATGTTCTGGTAGAGACAAAAGCATAGCTTCGTAATCACCAGCTTCAGCAAGATATGGGTTATCAAACAAAGATGCAGGTATAAACCTACGTTTGAATAGAGGCTGTCCCTCTTTGCTGTGTCCTTTGGGGAATGTGATAGTATCCCCTGTTTCTATATTTGTAGCCCAAAACGATTTATTAGATGGCGCTGGGTCAATAAACATTTTTTTAACCCACTGGTGTCCTGCACCGCCAGGGTTTGTGGTTGCCCTCATATAGAGTCCTAGATCTTTAGAGGCAGACCTTAAGCGAGATCTCATATAGTCCCACGCATAACTAGAAGACCACTGAGTTAATTCATCAAAGCCAATCCAGTTAAAAGCTTGTCCCTGATACCTGGTAACATCGGTATCTTTATCCAAGTAAGACATCCACAGTCTGCCACCTTTAGGGCTAGTCCATTGAGACTTTCTCTCACTCCACTTAATCCCTGGTACAGCACGGGGATATAACTCCTGTGATTTTTGTATAAGTTCCCGTAGTTCTTCAGTAGTATGTCGTACAAGTAGACCACTAAAGTTAGGGTCATTCAAACCGTGTAGTGGATCAGCTAGCATAGCATAGGATTTGCCACCGCCAGCGGCACCACCATATAGTACCTCACGTTCTGATGCACTCAAGAACTGGGTTTGAGGACCAGGGTTAGGTTTAAACACAATGTCTTGTGCTATATCTGTATCATAGTCAGCAGCAACTACCTGTGCTGGTACAACCTGTTCAGGTTTTACTACTGTCTCTGATTTCTGCGTAGGCACCGACTCCTTGGGTTTCAAGTTTCTCGATTTCTTGTAGAGTCTCTTGGAGCCACTGGGCAAGCTTGCGTTTAATTGTAGCTGCTTTTTTACGTCTTTGCTCAACTTCAATTCTCTTCTTTAGGCCCATGTGTGATATGTAGCGGCCTGTTTCTTTGCTTAACCAGTTAGCTACCGCTCTGTAACTATACTGCTTAAGATGTCGTTTTGCAAGCTCTAAAGCATCTAACTCATGCTCAATAGGCAAGAGTAGCTTATCATTATCTGGGTCTACTTCATAGCCAAAGGGTATCTTGAGTGTTACCCTAACTATAGGATGCCATTCTTTGTTGTGCTTCTTAGGAGGTAGAGGTAATTGCCAATACCCCAAATCTCTTTCGGGTATTATAAGTTTTCACCTTCTTTTGGTGGCAGATAAAATACACCGCCACTAGCAGTCATTTCAACTTTATCTACTTTACCAAGCCCAGCGCGATCAAGTAAGTCTTTGGCTGCTACCATCTTTTCTTTGATGCCTAGTTCAGTAGGATCATATAAAGCACCAACCATAGCCATAGCAGCTTTGGGCGCAGTACGAGCAAAGTAAGTACGTGTTTTATTTGCAATTTCATCTTTTAAAGATTCCACAATTGCTGCAGTGCTGGACTCAGGTGCATAACCTGCCAGTTTCTTAGCTGCAACAACGTCACCGCCAGCTTCATCAAATAGTACCTCAAGGAACTTAAGCTGCTTTTCCGTTAGATTCCTCGCCATATATGATTCCCTTAATCTGTGAGCGACCTATTCCCATGTCGCGCAATTCACGCTCAGATAACATTTGTAGTATTTTATAGTCTGCGCGTTTTTGTTGTGCTTCTTCAATTGCTTTGAAAATGCGTTTTAGAAAGTTAAGCATCACGATCTCCTTTGTATGTGTGTGCGGAGATAGTTATACTTATAGTTAGGTAAGTTAGTACTACCTATTATTGCATACCCGTTAACCTACAGGAACAAAGGTTTCCGTAAAAGTAAGTATGCTGTCTATGTGACCAGAACTAGTAGGTGTAAGCTGTATCTTATCACCAGGCTCAAGTACTAGCTCTATGTCAGCATATTGAACAGAATCACCAGCATTTAAACTTTTAGATGTTATAAATCCTGAAGCATATCCTGCACCGTTATTACCTGATGCATCATACCACTTAACATCTACGGTATTAGTACTGGAGCCAGAGTTATTAATCAGTAAGAATGTTAATTCAGCTACACAGTTAGCAGGGCAAGTATATACATCTTCTGTTGAGGTACCAGTGTTGTGACCCCACACAGACTTCTTACGTGCAGCTTTACCCTGATTTACTAGTGACATTAATCTTTAGCCTCTACCCAAGCTTCATTCTCTGGTGTATTAGGATCATCAGCTATGTAATGCCCTTTAGAGTTACGCGCACGTACCATCTTTTTATTAGGCTTTACAGACTCAACTACCCTCTTAACTTTATTCTTTAGCTTAGCTTCTTCAGCCGCCCTACATATATCGTTAATGTTGTAGTCTTTGCTCCAAGCATTACCGTAGTTATCTTCAGCAGCAAGCTGGTTACCTTGAGCATCCCACACATAACCGTGTTCATCTACAGTGTAACCATGCTTATTTAAAGCTTTCTCATACTGTTTGTAATATTTACCCATTATACTTTCTTATCGTTGCTTATAAATTCATACAATGTTTCAGCTTGTTTCTTAAGCTCTTCAGGTGTGTACATCTTAGGTACATAACGATCCCAAGCATCTAAAGCTAGTTCAGCATTTTCTTTGTAGTGATTCATAGCGCTGTATGCTAGAGTCATTTGTGTATCATATGCTTTGTCTAACATTTCTTTTGCCATAGACAATACATCTGTACGGATCTGATATGGATTTGACATTGTGTGTTCTCCTGTGTGTGTGTCAAAGTTTAACTTGTTATTTGCCCTTCTTGATTGGGCGTTCTGCTGGATTAGATGCACCACAAGCTAAACCGCCATGTGCGTAACCCATCTTCTTAGTCATACCACCATACTTGTAGCCCATCTTCTTAGCTACTTCTGGTGCTGCTTTCTTAAGAGCTTTCATTCCTTTGTTCATCATTCCACCTTTACTCATATTGTTGTGATATCCTGTTCCCCCACAATGAGAACAACCCTTACCCTTACACTTAGGACATACCTTTTTCATTTTCTAAACTTCCTCACTTTTTTTGCAACTTTCTTAGGTTGAGCCACATGCTGCTTACCTGCCTTAGTGCCTTGTCGTTTTGCTCTACTTGTAGCGGCGTACTCAGCATCGCTAAGAGACTTAATAGCCTTAGCAGGGAGGTAACGTTCACCAGTAGCATTAGCGCCCTGCGTAGATGGCTTACCACTTTTTGTACGCCAGTTTTGCTTTGTCCATTTCTTTAAGGACTTCTGTGGAGCCTTCACGATTTGTACCCCCCACCTTTAGCTTTGTATTGTTTGGCAAGCATCTGCGCTTTACGTGCAGACCACTGTCCAGGCTTTCCACCTTTATTACCCGCTTTGATCTGTTCAAATAGCTTCTTACGCATACCTGGTTTTGTGTAGTTACCAGAAGCATTTACTGTACTCTTTTTCTTAGCTGGCATTACAAACTCTTACCTACCTCAAAACAAGCTGGAACTGCGTAGATACCTTTTTGACGCATAGTTAAAGCTACTTCTTCAGCTTCAGATAAACACTTCTGCTCTTCATAAAAAGCTTCTGGTTTAGCTATGACCATGCACGACAATGCAGAGGGATCATAACACATTAGCATTACTGCAATCCACATATTACCACTTTTCCTTATCTGCCCAATACGCAGCAGATAGTTTACCTTTGGCAATATTCTTAGCGTGTCTAGCTTTAAATGATGCGCGTTTCTTTTTCATTTTATCAGATTCACCTGACTTAGGCTTACCTGCAGTCTTCGCACCTTGTTCCCCAAAACGTATTGTCTTAATTGTATCACCCACCTTAGCCACAACTACGTGTGACTTCTTAGGGTGGTTAGGTGTACGCTTTGGCTTGTTGTAACCAGATACCCCAGCCCTAGCTAGTCTTGGATCTTTTTCTTTTGACACCTGGTTTACCTTTCTGTAGCTTATCTTTCATAGACAAAGCTACTCTCTTATTTCTGGTATAGATTAAAATCTTACCATTATCATCGTATAGTATATACTTGTTTTTGTAAGAAGTCAACTTCACTGCATCTGAGAATCTCTACCACTTCTCTAAGTATACCCCTAAATAATACACAGATACAACTGTAAAAGATATTGCTACTAGTATAGCTGCACCTAACTGAATCGCTTCTATCATCTCTTCTTGGCGTTTCATTGCCTCGCGTTTGGCTGCTTGTCTTTGCTTTCTAGCTTCTGCTTGCCATTGCTGCCACCTATCCCAAGTACCTGGCGGAGCATACAAACGGCAATAGGATTCAAGCTCAGCCCTTTTAGTACGCAACATCTCCAAATGCTGAAACTCTTCCCAATCTCCCTCAGAGCTACCTGTAATGGCTGTAATAGGAGAGCTTTTCTTTTTGTTGATAGCTTCCTTTACGTCTTCTTCCGCTGAAAGAAACTTACCCACCGCACTAATAAGTCCCGCAGTCTCCTTCCCATTACCAAGAGCCGTCTTGATAACTGAATAAGCGGCATTCGCAGCCGCAATACTTTCAAGTATAGCCATGTCACTGCATACCACCCTTCATGTCTAACACCCCATTATGGTCACGACTGATATACTTCAGATCATTTTCTATTACAGCTATGCGCTGTTGTAAATTTGTTATAGCACCTATAGTAACAACTAAACTATCTAGTTCAGTCCATAACTCATCAGTCTCATCCCAAAGCTCTTCTATCTCAGCAAACGCACCATCTATGTAATCAGCATTATCTTGCACGTCACGCTTAAGATTAACGTTATCTTCAATAGCCATACGACTACCAAGCTGAGATACAGTCTCTTCTAAGCTAGCTATAGTCGCTGCCTGTTGTGATACCCACCATACGCCACCTGCAAGTTGCATTGCCATAGCTGCTACAAGAGCTAGTGGTATCTTTATGTTTTCCATTCAGTGTCTCCCTAGTCAATGCCTGGACGTTCTCTATCAGGATCTAAGACATCTCTACGTTCAAGCATACCCTCTAAGTACATAGCCCTCTCTACGTGGTCCAGGGAGTACCGCACCCCTGTGTCTGCCTCTATAGCAGCACGTACATAGAATACA